GTCTTTCGTCAGCCCTTGGATGCGAAGAAAGGACGCCGCCTGAATGGTCGCTTCGTCGCCGAACGTCGTCGTCTTTTGCAGCTGAGCTGCGAGATCTTTGATCTCTTGAGCGGCTCCGCTAGCCCCGTCGCCGAGGCCCTTGAATGCAACCTCAAGAGATCGCTCGGCCTTGATCTGAGTTCCGAAAGCCTTGACCGCTTTATTCGAAGCAAGAGCGATGCCAGCGAAAGCGGCTCCGGCGGCGACGCCCATTGCCTTGAATCCGCCCGACACTTTGTCGAGTTCATCGGACATCGAGACAATGGACTTCGACGCCTTGCTCGCCTGATCTTGGAGCTTCTTAAAGCCTGTCACCTTAAGCGTTGCGTCGACGACTCCGATGCTCATCGGCGACGCCCTCGGCTCGAGTTCTTCGCTTTGTCCATCGCTTTCTTTTCCTCTTTTGCTTTATGTTCGAAGAAGGCCGCCCATTCGAAGAACTCTGTCACGCTCATTCCGTTCTCGATCTCTTCGACTGTTCTTCCTAGCGTCTCGGCGAGATGGAAAAGAAACAGGCGCTCGGAGTTCTTCGCTAAGCCTTTCCCGCCTTTTCCGGCTCCGAGTTCATGAGCTCAAGCGCAACGCCCGAGACCTCATCGAACCATTGATTCGTCGGAAGCTCTTCGAGAACTCCACGATCCGCAGCGTCGAAGATTCGCTCGTTCGTGCCTGGCACGAAAGAACAATGAACGACGGCCGCAATCTGGATCGCTGCGAGATCGTTTAGATCTTGCGACGCTCCCGAGACGCCGGCGGCGCTCATAATCCTCGATCGGGCTCCGACGGTCGGCTGTCTGATCTCGATCTCGACGCCCTCGGCGATCTCGATGGTCTTCGAGATCCGCTTCGACTTTCCGAGAAGAGCGCTCCGAAGAGCATCACGTTTCGATTTTTCCTCACTCATTCCTAAATCCTTTCTAGCGCTTAGCGCCTAGAACGTTCTTAGGTCGCGAGGAATCCGAAGGCAACCGTTCCCGCGAGTTGAGCGTCGAGCGTCCAACCGACCGAGAGCTCGACCACGCCATCGACAGCGGCGCTCGGCTCGAGAGACTCGACCGTCGCCCAGCAGCGAACCGTTTCGTCGACTAAGCCGAACTCGAGAACCTTCGAAGCTCCGTCCGTGAACCAGTCCGAAAGCTGTCCGCCGCCGTAATCCGTCAAGGCCGCTTCGTAAGAAGTCAGCGAGCCCGAAGCATCGATCAGCGTTTGAACTTTCTTTCGAGCTGCGTCGCCATTGAAGACGGTCGTGTCGACAATATCGCTCGCAAAGCTAACGGAGAACTCTCGAGCGTTCGTGATCTCGTGTCTCGGAAGATAGTTGACATCGATCGTGATCGCATCGGGCGCAGGATCAACGCCGAACGTGATCTGACCGAAGAGATAGTTGATCGCAACGGTCGAGGTCACATCCGCTCCGGCCTTGTAGACCGTGACCGTCTGATTCGGATCGATGATGCGTTTCGCTGCGTCCGTGATTTGATACACGAGACCGCCGGTCCCGGTGACGACGGAGCACGCCTCGCCGGCGACCGCTGTCGACGTTCCCGTATAGTAAACCGAACAATTGTGCGCGGCTGTTGCCATGATGCGCCTCCTTCGGTTTCTTAGAAGCTGCTAACGTCCGAGATACTGGTCAGCGAGAAGCTCACTTCGACCTTACCGTCGACGGCTGCGCTCACTTCAAAGCTTTCGCAAAGACATTGAACCTCGAAACCCTCGTTTCCTACGCCTGCGCCAGGAACAAGCGAGACACGACAGAACAGGTTATTCGAGGATGAGTCCAAGAAGTTCGCCTTGATCAAGCCATAAGCCGCATCGGTCGAGGAGTAATCGCCCGACATGGAAATCGAGAAATCCCGGAGGCCGTGCATCTTGGTTCGGAACGCTCCGCCGTCGAATGCGGTCGTGTCCAAGATGTCGCCATTGAATGACATCGAATAATCGTTCATCCCTGCGATCGCTGCGCCGCCTGCGCCGGCCGTGGTCTTGAAAAGAATTGAGATTGTATGAGCTGCGGTTGCCATCGGCTACCCTTTCCATTGCATTTCTGCGTTAAGCGTAAACATCGGATGTTCTGTGTCGTCTAGCCCGATGAAATTTGGATTCGATTCTCTCACATAGACGGCGACATAGCCTGCGACGGTCGCTCTTTGGATCGCCGCTCGAGCTGTGTTCGCCTTCGTCTGCGCTGTAGCGTATGCGCCTACGTCGCCGCGCACAAGAACTTGAACCGTCGCGACGTTGTAATCGCTCGTCGATGCGTCCAGATACGGCGACGGAGGGAGGCCGCCTGTCGAGATGCAAAAGATGCAAGCCTGCGAGATCTGAGCGCTCGGCGGCTTCATCGGGCCGGCGAAGATGTCCGTCGCCACCGTGCCGAGGCCGGCCGTTTGTAGGTGGTTTGCAAGATCGAGATCGGGCGTCATCTCGGCTCATCCCGTCGGCCTGATACCGGAGAAAAGCCGCGCCCTTGTTTGAGGAGTTGGGCGGCGAACCGCTCGATCTCCGATCCGATCTTCGGCGTCGCTTCATTCATGGGCCGCTCGAGATACTTCGGGCCGGTCCCGGCCGTCGTCCAGTTGGTGCCTGCTGGCATCTCGTGAACAAAAAGCGCATACTGCGCGGCCATGCCGCCATAACCGAAGCGGACCGAGATCTCGTTTCCGGATCTCTTGGGATGGCTCACGAAGTTCGAAGATCGAAGAGCTCCGTTATCTTTCGGAACCTCTCGGATCGACTTGGCGATGATATTGTTCGCAGCGAGATAGACGCCGCCTTCGAGCGCCTTGACGGCGAGACGGGTCTCGGTCTTTAGCGCTGCGCCGAGGTCTTTGAGGTCGATTCGTTTTCCGGCCATCAAACAGTAATCCGAAAGAAGTCGACCGTCCCGAGCTCGCCGACGCCGCGCTCGATGCGCTTTGCGAACCGTCCGTTCGCAGCGACCGCCGGATTGACGCCGGGAAGAAAGATCAGATCGTTCTCGAGAATCTCGCTCTCGACGATCATCACCGTCTCGCTAGTCTCTGTCGTGCCTTGCGTGCCTTCAGAGTCGCCTTCAATGCGAACGACTCGAGCGAGGCGACTCGCCGCAGCTCCGAACGTGTAATCGCCCGAGGAGTTGACGCCAGTCGCTGAGGCGACGTTGATCGTCTCTCGAAGCTGTTCTTTAAGTTGAGGATCGAGCGCCATCAGTCAGCCCAGCCGGGCGCGTTCCATTCCGGGTCGCCGCTCGGGTTGTCGTCGATGCCGATTCGGAACGAAGGCTGAACGGCGTCTGAGTCTTGGTCGAGAGATTCTTTCCCGCTGATCGTTAGACCACCGGCGAAGACATCGGCGACCGTGATCGCTTTATCTCGCAGCTCGTTCGCTAAAGCGAGATAGGCTTTCGCTCGCTCGGAAGCGGCGACGGAAAGCCCTTGATTCGTTGTGTTTGCTTGGCGGCTGAACTTGGCAGCGATGCCCTCGCACGCCGAAGGCGCTGAGGCGAGAGCATCGCTTCCGTTCTGTCCAAGATAATAGGCGATTTCTTCATCGCTTAGAAGCTGATCAGACGTGTTCGTATCACCGACGAGAAGACGCAATTCGTCTCGCGTATTATTCGCCGGGTCGTTGCTATACGTCCAAGTCATTTCGCCGCTTTCTTCTTCGCCTTTTTCTTCGGCGCGTCGATCTTCTCGACGACGCCTTGCTTAATGCGCTTCTTCAGGATCTCAGCCGGCCAGCGGCCGGCCTCCGGAACCGGTTCGCCTTTGAAGCGATAGGTTCCATCGGCCAACCGAAGCCGGACTAAAGCCCGATAGCTCATTAGCTCACGCAATCATTGAAGAAAGCACCGCACTCGGCGGCGACAAGCTTCGGAGCGAAGGCGAGCTCGCCCTCGATGCGATCTGCTGCGAGGTGCTCCATGCGGAAGCGCTTCACACGGTTGCCCATGGCACCGGCTCCGAGGAGACCGTTCCACGAGAAGAGATAACCGCCGGAAGGCTGCATCAGGCTCGGAGTCGGGTTAGCGTACACGAGGAGCGCATCAGTCTTGTCGAAGATGAAGTCGGTCGTGGTCGTGCCTGCGTTCTCTTCCGAGGTGGTGCGAATCGCACGGCTCACGATGTACTCGTCGACGCCGAAGGCCGCTGCGAGGAGATCCTCGGTCACGATTCCGGTTTGCGTGTACTTGATGCGATCCAAGATGTCGGGGTGATTCATCAGAACCCGATGAACCTGAGCACCGACGACGAGCTTGTTCGGGCGAACGCCGGTCTTCCCGATGATCGACTCGGCCTGTTCGGCGACATCTTCGATCGGAGTCGAGTTCGCAGCGCTCCACAAGGTACCGGGCGTGATATCGCCGCCACCGACGGAACCGGTCCACGTTCCGGTCGTGAAGAAGCTCGAGGCCCAAAGCTGATCGCGTTTGATCATGAGCTGTTGCATGACGTACTGAGTAGCGTCACGGTCAGCGTTGAT